CTACTTTAAATTCTACTAATACTTGACCATCTGCCATTTTATTTTTTTCTCTTTAATCTTTCAACTTCTGATTTTAAGGAGTCTTGAGATTTCTTTATTGTATGCCCTTCTAGCCACAATAGTAGTTCGGTTATCCAATCTATTTCTGATTGGTCTTTTATGTAATATAGTTCAAATAATAAATTTAAGTTACCAAAGTCTTTTCCAGTAAAGCCTACATCTGGATAAACCCTATCTCCTAAAGAAAAGAATATGTTTAATGCAATGTTTACGCTTTCTGGAAAATCATCAATTTCTGGTGGGCATCTATCCCAATCTATCTCTTCGCCAGTTTGTTCGACCATACGTAAGTACTGGTCTTTGGTCATTCCTATTTCATCATGTTTCAGAAATAGATTCAGTTTTTCCTTTATCTTTATTTTTGACTGTTGAACGAAAGTTGTCTAAGTCAAAGACTACCTCATTGAGCCAGTTGTCAAACTCATTTGAATTTTCAACAAGTTGTTGAGCATTTTCATCTGTATAGTCTAACTCTAAATTAGTATCTTGTCCTTTAAGGTCTACTAACAATAAGTCTTCTAGATAAATAAGTTTTAGTCCTCTCCAACCTTTTATTGTTGCAGAAGTAAATTCTTTTACAAACTTAGTATCATCTAAAGACTCTTCAAAAGCTCTTGTCTTTCTATTAAATTTATTTTGTGTGCATCTTTTTCGTAGTGCGACGAGTTCTTTTCTGGCTAAGTTTGCTAGTTCGACTTCGAAGCCGTCTAGACCGGGAAACTCTACCCATGTAGATTTAGTATCTACGATTAAACTTTTAAGTTCCATGTTTATATTCTCCTATGAATATGTTGTGATTCTTGTTCCTAATGCCGTATTATCTAGTGAGCGATAATCATAAGATTGACTGTATACTTCTCCTACTTGGACTCTTGCTGTATACATTGCTGGATTCATTTGGACTTGCCAAAAGAGTGTTCCATCAAACTTATTTGCTTTTAGAGTAATATTACTATTAGTACTAAAGTCATCAAATTGTGTTATATTATTATCCTTTTGGTATTGGTTTACTGTTCCCGAAACAGTTCTATTTCTTACCGTGTATGCGCTTGGAAACATAGCATTACTAGAATTTGTAACTGCTAGGCTTTCGTGTAGTGTTTCAAAACGACTCCATTCTATGTCATTCTGAATTTGTAGTGTTGCACTTATGATACTTGACATATCTAAGCTATCAATACTAACTACAGGGTAAACTAAAAGAGGGGTTCTTGTGGAAGATTCAGATTGAATCGTTCCGAGATTATAACTTTCGTTACCCAATCTTGATAGTTTTACTCCTTCACCTTCTAGCTCTACTGAGAATTGCTCTCTTGGATTGAGTGCAAAACTAGCTGATGCTATTATACAACTTTCTATTTTGAAAGTGCTGCTTCCTGTCTGAACATACATATTAAATGATTTAAGTTGTTGTGTTTCTATATCAGAATCACTAGTACTAACTAAATCACTTAATAAGTCCATGACAATAGACTCATCTTTCTCCGCTGTTAAAGGTACTGTAAAACTAAATGATGCCGGGTTGGCTTTAGTTATGGTTGTTCCTGCTAACATCTTTGTTTGATCGTGCAAAGTCTTTACTGGGTACGAATCTTCCGCAAATGTTTGAGAAAAAGAGATGGCAGTAGTAGTATATATTCTATACTTGTTACTGCCATACTCAATGTATAGCTTACTCTCCTTGAGAAAACTATAGGACATGCTACTTAAGCGTCTGCAGCTCTAGCACCCGAGGCGGCATAACCAGCCTGAGTGTGAGAAGTTGCTGCTAAGTATTTAACCTCTATTTCATTACCTGTTAATAGGTCTGTTCCGTGAGCTGCAAACTCTACAGAAGCTGAAATTAAGTCACCCACTTCAACTGTCGGAACAGTTAAATGAGCTCTTGGCATATTAAATTCTACGCCTGGAGCTGTAAAGTCATCAGCCTCCATGCCTTCTCCGTCTGTATCAACAGCTCCTGCTACACCCATGAATAAACGCATATCAAATACGTTAGACACAAGGTCAGTTGCTCCTGCTAAATCAGTTAAAAGCTTATTTGAACCGTTGGCTTTGGTATCAAGGTACATGGTTAAAGAACCACTTACTACCCTAGCACCTGTAAATGAGCCAATAGGCTTATCTACAACACCAATAGTTTCTGGTGTTACGTAAGTAACGTTATTTGCGATAGTTAAAGAACCACCTGTAATATTAATATCATAAGTTGTTCCAGTCAAACCTTGTGAGCTTGCACCGCCACCTTGATCTTCAGTATCAAGATATAAACTTGAAAGTTTATTTCTTAAGTAATCTGCATCACTTGGTCCGGTAGTATCTACATAATTAAACGTTTCCGCGTGTGTATCTATATTACCGTTGGTTGGAGCTGCTTCTGAAGTACCCTGAATAATATGCTTAGAAGGATCTTCTAAAGCTTCAGATACTTGGTCAATAGTAGTAGCATTACCAGACCATGTAATCTGTGCTATACCATCAATTGAGAAGTCAACTTCTGCTTGGTTAATCTGTGCTTGATTTAACCTATATGTTGTATTTTCTAGTGCGAAGTAAATACTTAGTTTCATAAGTTCATGGACGTCTGATTGGTCAAATTTACATAATGAACCAAACTGAGCACCAGTTGTTACGTGTACACCGGCGCCTGTAGCGTCTGATGCATTTGGTAGTCCTGTTCCTGATAGAGCTGCCCATAAAAGGTTCTCACAACAGTCGAATGTTCCGTCTGCTCTGAAACTATTTGCACCATGTTTGAAAGGTCTGACATATGTGCCAAATGACCATTCTGCAGGTGGTAAAGAATCATTGAATCTTTTTGAACCCCTGTTTGGTGTAGCACCTGCTTCTGAAATTGTTACGTCAGTAGAGTCACTTCCTTGTGAGAAGCTATATCCGTCTAACACACCAATTCTAAAAGTATTTGCGTCTACTTCATTTCCTTTGAACTTACCTGTTCCTGCTCTTGCACCGTCTGCTGTTGTAGTTGCTGCGATTGAATCGACAGTTACTACTAGTCCACTTGCTGAGCCGTTATTTGTTCCTGCGTAGTTTTCTACAGCAGTTTCTGTTGCAGTTTCGTCTACGGCGAACGCTGCTCCCCTAAAGTTATTAGGGATACCAATAGTAGCGACTGGTCCAGTTGCTGAACCGCCAGTAATACTTAGAACAATTACTTTGAAGCCGGTACCGCTACTAGAAGTTGTTCCTAGTGTTACGATATCACCCACAGCGTATGCTGTTCCCGCAGTAGTTACATGGCAAGTTTTCACTCCACCAGTAGCACCAACTCCATTTACTGAGCTGACGAATACTTTGGTATTTCTCGATAGATTTAAAGCCATTTGCTTTCTCCTATTATTTTACTTTGAAAGTACTTAGCTAGACGTTTATCAGCTGCGTAATTTCGTTTAATACCTACACTCTAAAGTCAATTCGCCAATTCCGAGAGGTTCTAATACCCCTTCATCTGTTGACATAGACTGTAAAGTTAAGGAAGTCGTTGTTAGTTTTGGGCTTACAGTATCATCGTAAGTCAAAACATCATTGTCGTCTATAACTCTTTCAATATCTTCCATTAAAATAGCTAAGACTTCTTGTGAATCGTCTTGGTCTTCGACATAAACTCTTATGTCTATACTCAAAAATCTCCACTTAAATTCATTAGGTTGGTATTCTCTAGTTTCGTCTCCAGCTACCACGCATATTTTCGGGAACTCTTGGATATCGTCTAGGAACATCATACCATTATGAACATTACTAAATACATTTGAATTGAATGGATGATTACCATCAATTAATTTAATTTTTTCTACTATAGCATCTGTAACTCGTTTTCTAGCTGTTCTGTACTGTGATGCCATTATGTCCTCCTAAGACGTGTTATTCTCTTATCTGTATATATCATTGCTAGCTTTCTTATACTTTTTGCAATTAGTGGCTTAGGATTATACCCTGAAGGCCATCTTCCATTCTCAAATGTTTTATATACGTTTGTTCTGTTTTTACTTCTTCCCCCACCACTTAAAGTATATGTAAAAGTACCACTTAGTCCTTTTGCTGTCGGGTGCAGTTCTAGTAGTCTGGCGCTATTTGAGAAGTCCCCAGTTCTATTAATTAGTGCAGGTCTTCCCATATTTCTTCTGACTTCAGCTCCTAACCTTTTATTTATTTGATTAGTTATTTTTAATACACTGTCTACTGCTTTTCGTTTCTTTTTTGTTAAAGCTCTAGGAATCACTACTTTATTTATATTTAAGCTTCCACCTTTATGTGCTTTATACGTTCTGGATCTTCTTGCATTTCCTCCAGTTATTTTTTTCTTAGGCTTAGTTACTTTTTTACTCTTTGTAACTTTTGTACTTTTTGCCTTTTTAAATTGTTTTGTTAGGTTTGTTGATATTACATAAGCACCTAGTTCTGCTTGCTTATCTTTAAAGTTCTTACTACTTTCGAATTCCATTGCAAACTTTGGGTCCATTGCTTTAATCTTACTTAATCTGTCCGCAATTACCTCTTTTATTTCTTTTTTTAAGTATTGTAAGTCGTCTTTGTTACCTCTATTTCTCGATACTTCTACGATCTCTACACTTACTACTCTTTTCATATCTAATGAACCAGTAGTATAATTAGGAACTTCTTCTTGCTCCCAGTCAACTGTTATAGAACTCATTATCTTCTCTTTAACATCTACTGTTTCTGAGGCACTTACAAACTGTCCGAAGAAACTATCTTCTTCATTCCTTTGGTCTATTCCCTCAAATAAATCTCTGAAATATTCTAAAACTACAGCTTGTCCTAGAGTATTTTTATGTGCT